CCTATAACTTCACTACCAGATAATTTAAAAGTAGGAGGGGGTTTATATTTAAGTAATACGCCTATCTCAAAAAAATACACTAAAGAAGAAATTAAAAATATAATAATTCAACAAGGTGGAGATATTAAAGGGACTATTTATAAATAATAAAATAATGATAAAATGAGATTATTAAGAGAAAATACAGTAAAACTAAAATACAAAAACTTAGTATTTGAAAATCTAAAATTAGCAAAGCAATTAGTAGATCAGGGTAAATTATCAAAAGAAGATATGGATATTTTAGCTCAAGCAGATCCTACATCACAAAAAAAATATGTGGGGTGGATGGCAAAAGTCTTTATTAAAGATAAACCAGATATAGATGATCTTAGAAATAAAGTTGAAGAATTTAATACACTATTAAATAAAGGAAAAACTAAAACTAAAGATATATTTCAATTTAAAAATTTTAAAGATTTAGAATCAGAAGTAGATCAAATAAATCAATCTGGAGAGAGCACATCTGTAAAAGATTTAGAAAATGATTATGAGACAATTGTAGATAATTCTAATCTTTTAATATGTGTACCACATACACATGAAGCATCTAGAAAATTAGGACTTAGTAAATTTTCATTTAGAGATTGTGAAGGAGGAAAAGATTCTGCTTGGTGTACAACTTACAAAGCACCAGATCATTTTAATGACTATTATTATAAAAACAATGTTACATTTTATTATATAAGAGTAAAATCACCAGAATTAATATCTGAATTAAAAAAATCATTTCCTAATAAATACAAACAACTTGAGGTAGTAGCTTTAGCCATATTAAATAATGGAAAAATTGATGGATATGATGGATTAGATAAACAAATAAGCAGTAGTGATATAAATAAATTTACAAATATAATAGGAATATCATAATGATAAAATTAATTTCTTTCTTAAAAGAGGAGAATATACTAATTCCAAGACGTTCCTCAGAAGAACGTGAAAAGAATTATAAAATTTCAATTCAAAAGAAAATACAGCAATATATAAAAGACGGGTCTAAAGGTGATTTAGATTTAAATGATACTCCTATAACTTCACTACCAAATAATTTAAAAGTAGGAGGGGGTTTATATTTAAGTGGTACTAAAATAACTTCACTTCCAGATAATTTAAAAGTAGGAGGGGGTTTATATTTAAATCATACTCCTATAACTTCACTACCAGATAATTTAAAAGTAGGAGGGAGTTTATATTTAAATCATACTCCTATAACTTCACTACCAGATAATTTAAAAGTAGGAGGGTATTTAGATTTAAGTAATACTCCTATAACTTCACTTCCAGATAATTTAAAAGTAGGATGGGGTTTATATTTAACTAATACCCCTATAACTTCACTACCAGATAATTTAAAAGTAGGAGGGGGTTTATATTTAAGTGGTACTAAAATAACTTCACTTCCAGATAATTTAAAAGTAGGAGGGGGTTTATATTTAACTAATACCCCTATAACTTCACTACCAGATAATTTAGAAGTAGGAGGGAGTTTAAATTTAAGTGATACTCCTATAACTTCACTACCAAATAATTTAAAAGTAGGAGGGAATTTAAATTTAAGTGGTACTAAAATAACTTCACTACCAGATAATTTAAAAGTAGGAGGGAGTTTATATTTAAATCATACTCCTATAACTTCACTACCAGATAATTTAAAAGTAGGAGTGTATTTAGATTTAAGTAATACTCCTATCTCAAAAAAATACACTAAAGAAGAAATTAAAAATATAATAATTCAACAAGGTGGAGATATTAAAGGGACTATTTATAAATAATAAAATAATTAGTATATTTATAAACATAAACGGTTATGCAGAATTATAAAATAGTAACAATAACACCACAAAGTTTGGCAAATAGATTATTTTGTAGCTTTACATCAAAAGACCTACTTGATGAGAGATTAAGAGAAATAAATTCTCAATATAAAATCATGTATGGCAAAATATTTATACTAGCTTCTCCAGAGATAGATGAGTATATGTGTACTTATAATATAGAGATTGAAGGAGGTAAAGCTACAGTATTATCAAATACAATTCTACTCCACAGAAAAAAAGAAACAAACACTCTATATACAATCAATGCTCTCAATATATTAATTTCAAGTCTTAATTCTGGAGTTTTAGATACCAAATATCCTATAAACTGGACAGAATATAAAAATAGCGTTCTGCTTACTCAAGGGCAAGATTTTAAGAAATTAAATACTGTCGTACATAAGATAATTAATACGACTTTATAAATTTATTTTCCTATCTAGAGGATTAATATTATTTTCTTTTAAAATAAACTGTTATATTTATGAACATTGATGCATTAAAGAGTCGTCTTCAGGCTCTACAAAATCCAAAAGGCGGTGAGCAAAACAAGACTCTTTGGAGACCTACCGTAGGTAAACATTCAGTTAGGATCCTACCTAGCGCGTATGACAAATCAAATCCATTTAAAGAGGTATTAATCTATTACGGGATTAATAACAAGACAATGATCTCTCCAGTGAATTTTGGAGAAAAAGATCCGATTGTTGAATTTACTCAAAAGCTACGTAAGAGTGGAAACAAAGAAGATTGGCAGCTTGCAAAAAAACTTGAATCAAAAATGCGAGTATTTGTGCCTGTAATTGTACGTGGTGAGGAAGATAAAGGCGTACGTCTTTGGGAATTTGGTAAGCAAGTATTTATGGAACTACTCGCTATTGCAGAAGATGAGGACGTAGGTGATTATACAGATGTAATGTCTGGTCGTGATATTACTATAGAAACAACTGCACCAGAAACAAATGGTACAAATTACAATCAATCTAAAGTACGTGTTCGCGGTAAATCAACCCCACTTTCTGATAATGCAGCTCAAGTTAAAGATTGGATTTCAAATCAACCAAATCCACTTGATCAATTTAAGAAATACACTTATGAGGAAATGAAGTCAGCTCTGCAATCTCATCTTACTCCAGAAGAAGAGACTGAAACACCAACCGTAAAAGAATCAGATGAAGATTCTACAGTAGGAGATCTACCTTGGGAAAAAACAGAAGAGCAGAAGCCAAAAAAGAGCTACTCTTTAAGTACAAAGAAGACAGATGTAGATAAAGAGATAGATGATTTATTTAAAATATAATAATATAAAAGGTTTTAATGGCAACAACAAAGAAAAAAGAGGGGCTTACTGGAGCGCTCTCAGATGCTATCAAATCAGATAGTAATATATCACCTCTTGACAAATTTAAAAAGTCAAAAAACCTCGCATCAACATCAGTAAAGTTTAAAGAGACTAGGTGGATTCCACTCTCGAGTGCTTTTAAAGACACATTACAAATTCCAGGTATTCCTATGGGTCATATTACTCTGCTTAGAGGTCATAGTGATACAGGAAAGACAACCGCTCTACTTGAAGCGGCTGTTAGTGCTCAAAGACTTGGAATATTACCAGTGTTTATAATTACTGAGATGAAGTGGTCTTGGGATCATGCTAAGACAATGGGTTTGCAATTTGATGAAGTAGTTAATCAAGAGACTGGGGAAGTAGTAGATTATAGCGGATTTTTTATCTATGTAGATAGAGAGAAGACGCAGTGCATAGAGGATGTGGCAGGTTTCATGGCAGACATATTAGACGAGCAGAAGAAGGGTAATCTACCATATAATATTTGCTTCTTTTGGGATTCTGTAGGATCAATACCTTGCCGTCTGAGCATAGAAAAATCCACTAATAATAATGAATGGGCGGCAGGTGCTATGTCAACTCAATTTGGCAACTTCATCAATCAGCGTATTATTATGTCAAGAAAAGAAAGTCAACCATATACTAATACCCTTGTAGCTATAAATAAAGTATGGGTTGCAAAACCAGATAACCCAATGGGACAACCAACTTTACAGAATAAAGGAGGTAATACTATGTATTTTGATGCCACTCTTGTAATCACTTTTGGGAATATTTCAAAGGCGGGTACTAATAAAATAAAAGCTACAAAAAACGGAAAAGACGTAGAATTTGCTAAGAGAACTAGAATTTCCTGCGATAAAAATCATATAACAGGTGTTACGGCCGTAGGCAAAGTCATAATGACAGCACATGGTTTTATTGATGATTCTCTATCGGCGATAAATAAATATAAAAATGAATATTCTCATGAGTGGACAAAGATATTGGGTTCTGAAACATTTGATATTGTAGAAGAAGAAGATCCATCAAAGAATGATATATTTGATACTGAAGATTCTTAAAAATTAAATCTATAATATGAATAGTAGATATGCAGAAATGATAAATGATCTTTCACAAAATAATACACAGACCGTCGACTTAAGCCTGAATTCAAAGGTTTTCATAGTCGACGGTCTTTAACTCAACAACTTTCTAAGATCCTTTGCAATGATCCAGCATGTAAATCCAGCAGGGCAGCATATAGGAGCACTAACAGGGTTTCTTAAGTCTATGGCATATGGGATGAGACTAGTAAGACCAACACGTGTCATAATAGTATTCGATGGTAGAGGTAGTTCTACAAATAAGCGCTACCTCTACCCTGAATACAAAGCCAATCGAGGAGTAAAACGCATTACAAATTGGGATATATTTGATTCACAAGATGAAGAATCTGATGCTATTAAAAACCAGCTTCTGAGGCTCATAGACTATCTCAAATGTCTTCCAGTAGATCTACTATCAATAGACAAGATAGAGGCAGATGATGTCATAGGATATATAGCAAAACATATAGGAAAAGAGGTAACTATTATGTCTTCAGACAGAGATTATCTACAGCTAGCATCAGATAGAATAAGTATTTACTCTCCAACAAAGAAAAAATTCTATTCTCCAAAAGACGTCTTAAGTGAGTACGAAGTCACATCTAATAATTTCTTAACTCAGAAGATACTACTTGGAGACAAGGGCGATAATGTTCCTGGAGTTAAAGGATTAGGTCCTAAGACTTTGTTAAAGCATTTTCCAGAATTAGGAGAATTACGTACTATTAATCTAGAGCATATTATAAACAAATGCAAAGATAGTGAAGTACCAATATTGCAAAAGATATACGCTTTTAAAAATCAATTAGAGATCAATAGACAATTAATGGATTTAGATGAACCTAATATTCCAGAAGATTCAAAGATTGAAATAGACTCAATGATACAAAATCCTAATAAAGGATATGAACCTGCAATATTTACTTCTCTATATAATGAAGATCAACTAGGAGCAAGCATTACAAATTTACAATCTTGGTTATATACAAATTTTAACGAAATAGCAAAATACAAATAAAAAAGTTATGAGTCAATTAAACTCCTTAAATTCTTATGGGTCTGGTTTTCAAACAAAAGTTCTTAATTCTCTTTTAAAACATAGAGAATTTTTACAGAATATCAGTGATGTTGTAGAGCCAGAGATGTTTGATAGTCCAGCATCACAATGGATTGTTAAAGAGACTTTAAGGTACTATTTCAAATATCATACAAATCCATCTATAGAATTTTTACAAGTAGAAGTAAAGAAGATACAAAATGAAGTGCTTAAAATCTCAGTAGCAGAACAGGTTAAGGAGGCACTTAAAGCATCAAATGAGGATCATCTTTATATTGAGCAGGAATTTTCTAATTTTTGTAAAAATCAACAACTCAAAAAAGCACTACTTAATTCAGTAGATCTGCTGTCTAAAGGTCAATTTGAAGACATACGAATTATTATTGACCGTGCATTAAAAGCAGGATCTGATAAAAATATAGGACACGAGTATCTTCAAGACATTGAACAAAGATATAGAGAAGATGATAGACGGGCAGTACCAACTCCATGGAAGAATATAAGTGATCATCTTATGGGTGGACTAGGAAGAGGAGATCTTGGTATTATATTTGGTGGACCAGGCTCAGGTAAATCATGGTTTTTAATAAATTTGGGAGCAGAGGCTGTAAAGAATGGTTTAACAGTAAATCATTATACATTAGAACTATCAGACATCTACACAGGTAAAAGATATGACTCAGTATTTACAGGAATAGGATTTAAAGAAATACACTTACATAGAGAGAAGGTAGAAGAGGTAGTAAGCAATCTCCCAGGTCGATTAACTATTGCAGAATACCCGATGGGTAAAACTACTGTAAATACAGTAGAATCTCATATTAGAAAGTGCACAGACATGGGACACAAGCCAGATCTAATCATTATCGACTATATAGATCTATTAAAGTCGAAGAGAGTTGGCGGTGAAATAAAAGATGAAATAGATGATGTGTATACTGCAATAAAAGGCATGGCAAGAGAGCTTAATACTCCAATATGGTCAGTAAGTCAAGTTAATCGTCAAGGCGCTAAAGATGATATTGTAGAAGGAGACAAGGCTGCTGGTTCATATAATAAGATCATGATTGCAGATTTTATTATGTCGTTATCAAGAAAACGAGCTGATAAGATCAATAAAACTGGTAGAGTACATATTATGAAAAACCGATATGGTAGTGATGGCATGACATATAATGCTATAATAGACACAGATAATGGGTTTATACAAATAGATGATAAAGAACTAACTGAAGAAGAAATCAGAACCATGGCAGCAGCATCAGCTCAAACTCAAGATAAAACAGGATTATCTTCTGAAGAAAAAGCAATATTAAGTAAAAAATTCTTTGAATTATCAAAATAATTGTATATTTATTATTACGAAGAAAAAAAACTAACATATGGCAAATTTTTTAATAGATCTATTTAAAAAGGCAACTAAGAACAATAATTACAGAACAACTGATGCGCCTAGTAAATATAATGACAGTGTTGCTGCATTAAATGCAACTAATCAAAATTCACCTAGTACTAGCAAATTGAATAGACTGTCTACAATAGGACCTTCTAAAATATCAAATCCAAAGACTCCAGGTCAATAATATTTTAAAAATATTGATCTAATTAATGGACTCATCTCAGAGCCCAAAGTATAAAATATTGTCAAAATTTTAATAATGAATATAGAACAAAAAATATTATCAGATATTACAGTATATATGAAATACTCAAAATATCTGCCGCAATTGCAAAGAAGAGAGACTTGGGAAGATCTAGTTACGAGAAACATGGAAATGCATCTTAAAAAGTACCCTCAATTAACTAAAGAGATTGAAGATGCATATGAATTAGTTTATGATAAGAAAGTACTTCCTTCTATGAGAAGCCTTCAATTTGGAGGAAAGTCTATCGAAATCAGTCCAAATAGAATTTATAACTGCGCGTATCTGCCTATAGATGATTATAGATCATTTTCAGAGACTATGTTTCTTTTACTAGGTGGAACTGGAGTGGGATTTTCAGTACAAAAACATCACGTAGAAAAGTTACCAGAGATAAAACTTCCAAATAAAAAGAGAAAAAAGAGATTCTTAATCAATGATTCTATTGAAGGCTGGGCAGATGCAGTAAAAGCTCTAGTAAAATCTTATTTTGAAGGCAGCTCATCTCTAGAATTTGATTTCTCTGATATTAGACCTAAAGGTGCAGCACTTGTTACTTCGGGAGGTAAAGCGCCAGGACCTCAACCACTAAAAGAGTGTCTATTTAAATTAGAGAGCATATTAAGTCAAAAGGAGAATGGGGATAAATTATCTTCAATAGAAGTGCATGATATGGTGTGTCATATTGCAGATGCAGTATTAGCCGGAGGCATTCGTAGAGCTGCGCTGATTTCTCTATTCTCTGCTGATGATGATGAAATGATTTCTTGTAAATCTGGAAATTGGTGGGAACTTAATCCTCAACGTGGCAGAGCAAATAACTCAGCAGTACTTCTTAGAAATAAAATAACCAAAGAATTCTTTATGAGTCTTTGGGATAAGATTAAAAATTCAGGCAGTGGAGAGCCTGGTATCTACTTAAATAATGATAAAGATTGGGGTACAAACCCGTGTTGTGAAATTGCACTACGCCCTTTTCAATTTTGTAATTTATGTGAAGTAAATGTATCAGATGTAGTAGATCAAGCAGATCTTAATAAAAGAGTTAAAGCTGCCGCGCTAATTGGAACATTGCAAGCTGGTTATACAAATTTCCACTATCTTAGATCAGTTTGGCAGAGAACTACAGAAAAAGAGGCACTTATAGGAGTTGGTATGACTGGTATTGGATCTGGAGTTGTTCAAAATTTAGATCTTGAAATGGCCTCAAATATAGTAAAAAGCACTAATTTAGAGGTGGCTAAAATCATAGGAATTAATTCTGCTGCTCGTTGTACTACAATAAAACCCAGTGGGTGTATGGTACCTGAAACTGAAATAATAACAAATAAAGGAATTCTTTCATTAGAAGAGATATTTAAAGCAAATGGATATGATTTACTTGATTTTAAGAATAATGAAAAGCTATTTTTAGAAGTAACAGAAGATATAAAAGTCAAAGACTTAAATGATGAATGGCAACAAATTAATAAATTATACATTAATGGAATAGAAGAAACATTTGATGTAGAGTTTGAAGATGGCTTGGTAGTTACAGTTACAGCAAATCATAAATTTTTAACTAAAAATAGAGGGTGGATTAGAGCAGATGAATTGGAAGATAGTGATGATATTGTAAATTATTAGATTAATTTTCACAATTAAGCTTATTATCATAATTAATTAGATATTAAAATAGGAAATACCGTAATTGAATTTGATGGAGATTATTGGCATTCTCTACCTAATAATATAGAGAGAGATAGACTAAAGGATAAGATATATGCTAATATAGGATTAAATTTAATTAGAGTTAAAGAATCAGATTATTTAAAAAACAAGCAATTAATATTAGAAAATATAATAGAATTAATTAAATATTATGAAAATTAAAAAGATAACAAAGTCTGGAAATAAATTTACTGTTGACATAGAAGTAGATAATACTCATACATATCAACTAAAAAATAAATCTGTGGTTCATAACACCTCCTCTTTAGTCCTGGGCACATCTTCTGGCATACATGCGTGGCATAATGAATATTATATCAGGAATATAAGAGTAGGTAAGAATGAAGCAATCTATACATATCTAAGCATATATCATCCAGAGCTGGTACAAGATGAATACTTTAGACCACATGATACAGCAGTAATATCAGTACCTCAAAGAGCTCCACAAGGGTCAATATTAAGAACAGAATCAGCATTAGATCTTTTAGATAGAGTAAAACATTTTTACGAATATTGGATTAAGCCTGGTCATATCACTGGACAAAATACGCATAATATTTCTGCAACAGTATCAATTAAAGATAATGAGTGGGAGGAAGTTGGTAATTGGATGTGGGAGAATAAGAATTGTTATAATGGACTTTCAGTACTTCCATTTTCAGATCATACATATATCCAAGCACCTTTTGAAGATTGCACTAAGGAGAAATATGAAGAGATGATGAAATCATTGACAAATATAGACTTATCAAAAGTAATAGAGTCAGATGATAATACAGATCTTAAGGATCAAGTGGCATGTGCTGGAAATGCATGTGAGATAGCAGTATAGCATATTTATAATATATGATAAAATTAGTAGATCTACTTACTGAGAAGATAATAAAGATACCGCAGAGTCAGTTATTAAAGGCTGATTCTGCGTTTTCTTACATAAAAAAGAATGCAGACTCTCTTAAAAAGAAATCACCTAAAAGCTATATACAAGACCCGTATATTCCTAAGAGCTTTAAGAATATATTTAATATAGAAGATCTTAGAGGTAATTTAATATCGATAAGTCTAGGACTGTATAATGATCCTAAAGATAATGCTTATGCTAGAATGGACCAGCAGAATAGGGCAGTTATAGTAAATATCTCAAAATTAACAGACGAGTATAATTTTGTAACAAGCATAGAACACGAACTAGTACATGCTATAGACCCAAAAGCCTATGATGCAGAATTAGATGCAAAACTTGGAGTGAGAGCACCTAAAGCCCCGAGTAAGAATGCAAGCCCAGATAAAATAGAGCAATATGAAAAGGATCTTATAGCGCACTTAAATTCACCTGCAGAATTTGATGCACATACTTCAACTCTGATAAATACAATAGCCTCAGGGCTTGCAAAGAAAGACAAGGATAAGGTGGCAATGTCAACAGTTAAAAGCCAACTATTTAAGGCTCTTTCTGACATAAAGACTAAGAGCTACGATGAGGTATATAATAAGTATAAAAATACAGCAGTTCCTTTTTTATTCCTAAGAGGACCGTGGATAAAAGACAGAATTGAGACAGCAAGAGATAATTTTTATTCTGAGCTGGTCAAGATTAAGGCTTGGTCAACTGATGAGCAATTATATAAGAGATTTCTTAAAAGATTGAGTATAGAATTATAATACTCATAAGAAATATTTAATAATGTTATAAAAAAATCATAGATTTAAATATGACATTTACTATAACAACAGAGAATATTTATTTATCAATTATCTTATTGCTGATAATATTGCAAGTGTATCAGTGGTCTAAAATAAAATCACTTAAAGTTCAATTAGAATTACAAATACACAATATAGTAATAGGTGTAGCAAGTGCATTGACTGTATTAGAAAAAAAGATAGATGAAAAACAAGATAAGCAGTAGAGGTTTTGGAGACACTGTAGCTAAATTTACGCATTTCTTTGGACTTGATAAATTTTCTTCATGGTTTGCTAAAAAAATACTAGGTTTACAGGACTGTGGATGCCAAAGACGACAAGGTGCACTAAATAGATTACTTCCCTATAAAAATAAAAGTCATGACTCAGAGACAATATTTAACAGTAAATACTTTAGCGAGCGTCAAGGAGATGATAGCTCACATTCAAAAGCATGATATAATTGCATTTGATACTGAAACAAACTCTCTAAATCCCAGAAAAGGTAAAATTATAGGATTCTCTATTACTGGAGAAAGGGATCATGGTTACTATATGCCTACTATGATCCTTCAAGATGGTCTGCTTATAGACTCTAAGATAGAGGGTGTGCTATGCCATGATATAGCTAAGAGAATTATTGCACTATTAATTGATAAAAAAATTATAGGGCATAACTTATCTTTCGATGCCAGATTCGTTAAGAATTTTTATGGTGTAGATCTTATTAATAGTATTCATGCAGATACTATACTTATGGTGCATACTATTCAAGAAGAGGGTGTAAATTCAGAAAATGGAGGTGGGTCTTTTGCACTTAAAGAGGTGGCTAAAAGCATACAATCTGAAATTGGCATTGATGTATCTAGTGAGGCTAATCAAGAGCAGATAGAACTTAAAGAGTCTATAAAAAGAAATGGGGGTAGTATTACAAAAGACAATTATGAGATTTGGAAAGCTGATCTTGATATACTCTCAAAATACGCCTGTGCTGACGTTGACTTAACTCTTAGGATATATGATTACTATCTTACTAAGATTGAAGAACAGGGTTTGACTAATTTCTTTTTTAATGATGAGGTTATGCCTCTTTATAAAGAAGTAACTATACCTATGGAAGATAAGGGGGTAAAATTAGATATTGAACTCATTAAATCTTCAAGAGAAAAGATAAATGTGGAGATGAGCAAGTATATAGATATAATTACTAAAGATCTACTATCAAAACAACAAGTTAAAACTTGGATATTAAATAAGGCTCAACAAGAGTGGCCAGTAAGTAATAAAGGCAAATTTGCTCAAGCTATTGCAGATTATTATAAATTACCACTTCCAAAATCTGAAAAAACTGGAAAATATAATATTACAAGATCAAATCTAACTTTATTGCCCGCTTCACCAGCACAGAGATTTTTAATTGAAGGTCATGATTTTTTATTAGAAGATTCTGATATTCAAGCAATTAGTCTTAAACTATGGAAAGACGATAATGATGGACTATTTTTTAATATACAGTCTAAAGATCAAATGGGAGATATTGCATTCAATGCATTAGGTATAAAACCACTATCAAGTACACCAGGAGGCAAACCACAATTTGATGATGAACTTATTCAAAGTATTTCAGATAAATATGAATGGGCTAAAAATCTAAGGATATATGGTAAGTTACTAAAAATAAGATCTACTTATATGGATAGATTCTTAGAAGCACATGAAGATGGTCGATATTTCTTTTATTATAAACAGCATGGCACAGTCTCTGGAAGATATGGTTCAGACTCTCAGCAATTACCTAGACCTAAAGAAGAAGGCGATGATGATCCTATAGTAGTAGAATATACAAATCTAGTAAGAGCATTCTTTATTCCAGATACAGATAATAAATTTATAGATTGTGACTATGAGTCTCTTGAGCCACATGTATTCGCACATGTATCTGGAGATGATGGACTCAAGGACATCTTTAGGAATAACTGGGACTTCTACTCTACTATCGCAATAAAAACAGAAAAATTAGATCAATACTCCCCTGATAAAAAAGCAGAAAATTTCTTAAGAAAGCAGGCGCCAAAACTTAGAAATAAAGCCAAAGCCTATGCTCTAGGTATTCCTTATGGTATGGGAGCTTATGCACTTGGTATGAATCTAGGTATACCAGCAAAACAGGCACAAGTTTTAGTAGACGGTTATCTTAATGGATTTCCTGCACTAAAAGAGTGGATGGACAGATCTAAATATGATGCACAAAATCTAGGGTATGTAAAAACTCAAGTAGGTCGTATACGTCACTTAGACAAGGTTAAAAAGATACATGATACTCTAGGAGAGGCTATTACTGATTGGCAAGTTAGACAATTATTAATTAAACAATACGGTAAAGATAAAGTTACTAAGCTGTATAGAGACTATGTTAATGGTATTAATAATGCCAGAAATGTACAGATTCAGGGGTTATCTGCATCTATAGTAAACCGTGCCGCCATTGCAATTAATAGACGACTCAAAGATTTAGGTATAAATGGATGGGTATGTGCACAAATTCATGATCAGATTATTACAGAAGTGCCAGCAAAAGATGCAGAAATCTGTGCTAAGATAGTACAAGATTGTATGGAAAATACTACTAAAATAAGCATAGATCTTAAAGCACCTCCAGCTATTGCCTACAATTGGAAAGATGGCCACTAAAATATAAATTTAGAGTATTTATTATAGAATTTTACACTTTAAAAATAAGTTTTTTAATATCAAATCAATTTAATAATATACAGTTATGAGATACATTCAAATAGACACAGAAGTTGAAGTAGATGTTTATGATATAATTGAATCAATGACAGGTCCAGAATTATTAGAATTTAGAGGCCTAATTGATGAAGAAATTAGAGGATATAATATCGAATCAAATTCTCAATCAAGTGCTGTGATAGTAATGCCTCATATAGGGCATTCATCAGAACCTAGTACATTTATAAATGCCTGTTCAAAACTAGTTGAAAATAAATGGAGACTGAGTGTAGAAGATGAACACGCAATTTTAAAAATAGCAAACAAACTTTAATTAAATAAATCGTTATGTCAAAATTAAAACCACTAAATGGTCATGTAGTACTGCGACCAGTAGAAACATCGGAAGAGATGGTAGGAAATATTATCCTTCCAGACATGGGCAAAGAGCGTCCAGAATCAGGTGAAGTAGTAGCAATCTCAAATGCTTGGAACTATCACACTGATAAAGAAGTCCCTTCAAATCTAAATGTAGGAGACATTGTACTTATTCCAAAACTTGGATCAATGTCAGTAAAACTAGAAGGACAAGATTATTATATAACAAGAGAAACAGAAATTTTAGCAATAATAAATTAATATGAGTACAACAAATAGCGTTTTCGGAACAGAACTTAAAGAGCAGCTTCTTGCTGGTATTGAGAAATTAAATAAGACAGTATCATCTACATTAGGTCCAGGTGGACGAACAGTACTAATACGTGAACCTTATGGTGAAGTAAAAGCCACTAAAGATGGAGTTTCAGTTGCAAAAAGCTACAATAGGCTTGAGAATGATATCGAAGATATTGGGGCTCAGATGGTAAAGCAGGTTTCTATTAAGTCTGCAAATGAAGCTGGCGATGGTACTACAACTTCAACTTTATTGGCAGCTACTATGATCAGTGAAGGTATGAAGACTATACGTCAAGGAGTTAATGCAGTAGAAGTTAAGCACGGTATTGATAAGACAGTCACTATGATTATAGATCAACTTAAATCACTATCAGTAGATGTCAGCACAGAAGATCAAATTAAACAAGTGGCAACTATCTCAGGTAATAATGATATTGAAGTAGGAGAGCTGATTTCTGCTGCTATAGATAAAGTTGGTCGTGAAGGTATTGTGACTATTGAAGAATCTAAGACCGGTGAAACTACTCTTGAAGTAGTTGAAGGTATGCAATTTGATCGTGGATATAAGAGTCCATATTTTGTGACTAATAATACTACAATGAATGCAGTACTAGATGATTGCTATATTATGCTCTATGATGGTCGTATTCAAACTGCAGCTGAAATGATTCCATTTTTACAGAAAGCAAATACTGAAAATAGATCACTTCTAGTAATTGCAGAAGATTTTGGAGATGAGGCACTCGCACTAATGATCGTAAATAAAATGCGAAATGTAGTAAAAGTATGTGCAGTAAAAGCACCAGACTTTGGAGATAGAAGAACTTTGATTCTTGAAGATATGGCAATTCTTACTGGAGGTACAGTAATGTCAAAAAGCAAAGGACATAAACTTGATAAACTCTCATCTTCAGAATTAGATAAATATCTAGGTAAATCACGTCTTGCCACAGTAGCTAAAGAGACTACTACAATAGTAGATGGTAAAGGGGATGAGACAGCAATTTCTAATAGAGCAAATGAGATTAAAGAGCAGATAGAAAGTGCAACATCATTTTTTGAAAAAGAGAAACTTCAAGAGCGTCTTGGTAAACTTGTAGGTGGAGTTGCTATTATAAATGTAGGTGGAAATTCTGAAATTGAGATCAAAGAAAAGAAAGACAGAGTAGAAGATGCACTTCTGGCGACTAAAGCCGCACTTGCAGAAGGTATACTTCCAGGCGGTGGTATTGCACTTATCAAAGCATTTATGTCTATAAAGAATAATACTATAAATTGGAATTCAAATGAAAAGATTGCTCTTTCTATAGTAGAAACTGCCTGCTATGCGCCATTTAAAACAATTCTATCAAATTCAGGTATTGAGAATTGGTATGAAATTTTATATAATGTAAATTCTAAAGACGATGCATTTACAACATTTGATGCTAAAAATAGAGCAGTAGTAAATGGTATTGAAGCTGGTCTACTTGATCCTACAAAAGTAGTAATATCTTCTATAAAAAATGCAGCGAGTGTAGCTGGTACAATACTCACAGTAGATGCCGTGGTACTTGAAAAAAAATCAGATAAAGAGCAAGACACTCCAGATCCTATGATGGGCATGGGTATGTAATCTCTACTAAGGATATTATATAATTATTTGATTATAATTCAATTTTAAACCATAATATATGTAATAAAAGCTTTTATTTCTAGATATAGATTATAAAAGCTTTTATTATTATTTCTGCAAATAAAAAATAAAGATTTATGAAAGCTGCATTAATATCAATAATGAGTAATATAGGAACTGGGATGAATTCTCAAGGATCTGGATATGGTCTCATATGCACAAAAATGGTCAAAGATCAAAATCCACAAGATGTAATAGATGTCAATCCAGATCCTAGTACTTGGAGTCAATATGAAAAACTTTATATATGTGAAGGTGTAAATTTTACTGATGGCAGTTTTAATATCCCAGGAGGACCTCAGTCAATTCATACTGAGAAGATGCAGGCAATATCTGAATTTGAAGGCGAATTTGAATTTGTTAATAAAATTTTTGATTTTAGAAAATTTAACCAGAGGATAAAAGTCGATAGTCATAATTGGCCTATAAGCAGTGCTGTAGATTATTTTTCTAAACCAAATCCTAATATTGTAATAGGAGATTCACATTCTCTCTCAGTCTGGAGACCAGGGTACGCTCTTAGTTTTAATCCAGGTAAAACGCTATATGGTTGGCTTAAACATGCAAATGCACAAGCTATAAATGAAATCAGAGGTGGCAATGTAATACTTTATTTTGGAAATATAGATATTCGTCATCATTTATGTAGAAATATAGATCCAATTACTGCCACAAAAGAATTATTTACAAAATATGTAAATTTTGCAAAAGAATTAAATAATCCTATACTAGTTCAATTACTTCCAATAGAACATGAATCTCGTAAAATACCAGGAACTGGATTATATAAAAAGCAACCATTTTTTGGATCTAGACAGCAAAGAATGGAATTAAGACAAATAGCAAATGATATTATTGCTAATTCTGGACTTAAATTTATATCATGGCCAGATAGCTGGATTGATGATGATGGTACTGCGATGTTAGATATTTTAGAATCTAGGCAAAGTGTACATCTCAAACCTAAATATTATCCATACTTACAGGATATATTGTCTTAATAATAATAATATGATTAAATTCTATTATGAGTAATATATTAGAACAAGCAAATAATATAGTTTTTAAAAGAGGTGAAGAGGGATCTAGACAATATGGTCCTATGAAAGAGAGTATGGAAAAAGCCGCTCTATTAGCTTCTACTATGTGCAATAAAGAAATTACAGCAAAAGACATGTATCTTTGTATGGTAGCATTAAAAATGTCTAGAGAATCTTATAGTAAAAAGTATGATAATATACTAGATGCTATATCTTATATGGCAGCAATGGTAGATCATTATAAAGAAGATTATAATAAAACAAAATAAGATATGAAGATAATTAAAACAAGACCAGTAAAAACTCCAACCAGAGGTACTAATAAAAGTGCAGGTATAGACTTTTATATTCCAAATGATTTTGAATGTACAATACTTAGACCAGGAGAAGATATTCTAATTCCATCAGGTATTAAAGCAAATATTCCTACTGGATATATGTTAATGGCAGCAAATAAAAGTGGAATAGCTACAAAAAATAAGCTCATTAAAGGAGCTGAAATAGTAGATGAGGATTATACTGGAGAAATTCATATTCACGTATTCAATGCAGGTAAAGCAAATGATATACTTGAAGCAGGTAAAAAAATTATTCAGTTTATACTCGTACCAGTAAATTATGAAGAAGTTGAAGTAGTAGATCAATTAGATTCTATAGAGACTCAAAGAGGTGAAAGTGGATTTGGAAGTACTGGAATTAACTAAAAAAATAAAATAAAGGTTGTGTCAAAATTAGATAAAGTTTATCTTAATATTGCAAAAGAGATAGCCACCCTTTCTCATTGTGAGAGAAATAAAGTAGGTGCACTTTTAATAAAAGATGGAAATATTATAGCATTTGGGTATAATGGTACTCCTTCTGGAATGGATAATTGCTGTGAAAGAGACAATATTACACTCCCGTATGTTGTACATGCTGAAATGAATGCTATTCTTAAAGCTGCAAAATCAGGATATTCAATAAATAATGCCATTTTATATTTGACTCTTAGTCCTTGTATTGAATGTGCAAAATTAATATTACAATCTGGAATAAAAAGAGTACTATATCTAGAGCAGTATAGAAAAACTGATGGTATAGATTTTTTAAAACAATTTATAGAAATTTCCAAATATGAGATTTAAAAACGCAAATGAAGCATTTAAAAGTCTTTACTTAGATATAATGTCTACGGGGGTAGATTTTGCTAGTACTAAAGCAAAATTTAATGCCTCTTTTACTTTAGATAATCCAATGCAGATGATTATCACAGAACCAGAACGTAAGTTTAATGTAGACTATGCAGAATATGAGTGGCATTGGTATTTAACAGGAAATAGAGACGCATCTGAAATTTCTGAACGTGCTAAGATATGGAAGAACATGATGATTCCAGGCACTACAGAAGTGAATAGTAATTATGGATTTTTTTGGAATAAAAATGGACAGTTAGATCGTGCTATCCAGGAGCTCAAGAGCAACCCGAATACAAGAAGAGCGATAGTAGTTCATTACGATATAAATGAGCTAGACAGATATGCCTCAGACACTCCATGTAATGTTGTATTAAACTTCACAATAGTTGATGGTCGACTTAATCTTACAGTATTCGCAAGAAGTATTGATTTATGGCTGGGATTCTGCAATGATCAATATACTTTTGCAAAGCTCATGAATAAAGTCAATACAGAATTGGGATTAGAAATTGGATCTATGCATTTTTTTATAACAAATTTACATATATATCCAAGACATTATGATAAGATCAAACCTCAAACTAGCTATATGAAATTCTCTGATATTCCAGATATGGAAACTACAGTATCTCAAAGCTATGTATCATTTAAAAATGAAGAGACTCAAGAATATCAATGTAAAATAGAAGATAATATATCAATAGAGCAAGAGGAGTCTAAAGGATCTCAGAGTGTATATAAACTTGAAGATACAGAAAAAATTACAAAGAAGAGTGTGATATTAAATGAACAGGGATTTAATCCAATAGCTCTAGAATGTCTTGACTATTATATAGATATTAATCGAAAGACAGAAAAAGTTTTTATAGATACTAAGAAAAGAGAATTTAATACTGGAGATAAATATATAGATAATGTAAATTTATTTCATAATATTGATAGAAGATATGAGGGCTTTATATTCTTGCTTGAAGATTATTTTATGCAAGAAAATTCACTCACTTGGGATCTATATAAACCAGTAGCAAATCCTAATTGGGGAATTTATGATTATCTCTTCTTGATCTACTCACATAGAATATTTGGATCAGGTACTTCAAATCAATATAATCATGGATATAATAATACTATATTATTGAATTTCCAAAGATTTAATTCTTATGAAGATTTTTATCCTTTTATGAAAGCAGATACTGGAAATTTTGTAAGCTGCTGTGTAAATCAACCTCCACGTTATCCACTAAAAGATCTAGTAATAAATCATTTTAGACCTTGGGCAGATCATATCATTGATAAAATAAAACCAGGTACTAGTCTTGATGGTATAGTAGATATAATGAATGAGTATAATAGAGATAATAAACTCCATGCATTTAATTTCCACTATCTTTTAATGGCAGGAGATCTTGCAAATTATGTAAATCTTGACACTAAACTAAATGGTCTATTTGAAATAAATGAGTGGACACATTGTAAATTAGGTCCTACTGCTACAGCTTCAATGAAAATACTAAAGCCAGGATTTAAATATGGGGATTTTATAAAATTAGCAGAGAGATATAATATGAAGCCGATGGATTTAGAGGATTTGTTATGTGTTTTTTTAAAATATATAAAAAACCCAATTTGGGAATATTATATTAAACCTGGACATACATTTAGAGATTTTGAAAATGGTTGGAATATACCAGGAGTAGAAAAGCATAAATCCTATTATAAATTTAAAAAAATATTTGAAGATCAGGGCAAATTATAAAAGTCATGATATTTATTATAGATAGAGAATTACTACTACTAATTATCTATAATAAACTTATTTGGTCCTCTAAAACTGCAGAAGGTAGTAGCTCTGCATATTTTTCAGGACCTTTTTCATTTTATGAATTATCAAAGAATATACGATCAAATTTGTCAAAGAGCAAAATCTGAATTAGTTCAAAGAAAAGAACATAAGAAAAATGGAGGATATTACGAAGGACATCATATTATTCCAGAATGTTTAGGTGGTAATGGTCATAGTTATGATTGGGATGATGAGAATATAGCACCTTTAAGCGCAAGAGAACATTTTTTATGTCATTGGTTACTTTGTGAGATAAGTCCAAATAATAAAAAATTAATATACGCATTTCAATTTATGTGTGAATCTACTAAAATAAGTAGGTATACTCCCAGCTCAAGAATTATTGAATATGCTAGAAAATTATCTAGAGATAAAAAAACAGGGTCAAAATTATCCAATGAAACTAAACTAAAAATGAGTTTAGCTCAGATTGGTAATAAAAAATGGTTGGGAAAAAAACATTCTCAAGAAACTATAGATAAAATGAGTTTAGCTCAGATTGGTAAGCCTAGTAAATTAAAAAATAGAAAATTATCAGATGACACAAAAAATAAAATGAGTTTATGTAAAATTGGTAATAAAAATCCAAATTACGGAAAATCTACTTGGAATAAAGGACTATCTCATCCACAAAAAATTATTAAATGCTTACATTGTAATAAAGAAGGTGGAATAGTTAATATGAAAAGATATCATTTAGACAATTGTAAAAATAAATAAAATTAACAAGTATGATAACACTACTCTACTTTAGTACAAAGACACGCGCGCCTCGTAAAATGTTTAAACTAATAGCACAGCAAGCCGCATCATACTATGAGTGATTTTGAAAATGGTTGGAATATACCAGGAGTAGAAAAGCATAAATCATACTATAAACATAAATTAAATTTTCAATAAGAATGTATGCAAAATCAGTAGAATACAAGAATAAGGAATTAGGTACATTAGGAGAAAAGATCATAGCAAACTACTTTAACTCAAGAGGTATAATTACAATACTATCTGAAAATCCATTTGATCATGAAAAGGATATGACTATAGATGGAAAAAATGTAGAAGTAAAAACTCTAGTACCTATGATTAAAGATAAATCTTTTATGATTAAAAGAAATCAATTAAATAAGATTAGAAATAGTTATAGAACTTATTTTATTGCAGTACCTCTTAATAAATTAAATAATCCATATTCTGGAAAAGTGTATGAACTAGATCCTACTAATATGATTACTCAGGATAGTTTAATAGAACACTTAGTTACTGATAATATATGTATTCCTATAGATCAAGAGGCTATAAAGCATATTCATACTATAACAAATCAGAATACTTTAGATTATATGAAAAATCTTTCAACATCAAACTTTTAATATAAAATGAGAAGCGTACTTTATTTTTCAACACAGACATGTACACCTTGTAAAATGTTTAAACCACTAGTACAATCTACTGCACTAGAACTAGGCATTAATGTAAATTATATAGATGCACAACAAAATCCATCTATGGCCCAAGCACATTCAGTTACATCAGTACCCACAATTGTAGTAATGGAAAATGGCATAACAGTAAATAAGGCAGTAGGTGCAATGTCTAAACCTCAATTAATTAATCTACTTAAAGGATAAATTTAAATTTAATAACATTTATAATCATATTATATTATGAACAATCAGAAATTAAACATATCATTAGATAAGACTACAGCAGTAGTATGTGAAAAATGTGGTGGAAATGTATTTAGAGATGGGCTTTTAATCCGTAAAGCTTCTAAATTTCTAACTGGCACTCCTCAAGATGCACTTGTGCCTATTCAAGTATTTTGCTGTGCAGTGTGTGGACATACTAATGATGATTTCATGCCTAAAGAATTACAAAAAACTCAGCTAGATGCCTAATCAGAATTATGGAGTTAGATATGATTTAGGTCAAAAAGCTATATCATATTCGCAATATAGCATGTATAAATCATGTCCTCATAATTGGTATTTGCAGTATGTAAAGAAGAATAAAAAATTTGAGCAAAGTATTCATCTAACTTTTGGAACTTCTATACATGAGGCTCTGCAAAAGTATATAGAGATAATGTATACAGAATCTGGAACTGCTGCAGATAAAATTGATTTACTAGGTTTTTTTAAACAGAGAATGATAGAAAATTATAAAGAGGCGCTCACTTCTAATAATGGAAATCATTTTTCTAATCCTACAGAATTACAAGAATTTTTAGAAGACGGTAATACAATACTTGAGTATATTAAAAAGAAGAGAACTGAGTATTTTAGTCTTAAAAATAATACTTTAGTGGGCATAGAAATACCTATTACTGAACATGTAGTAGATGAAATACCCAATGTGCTAATGATTGGTAGTATAGATCTTATTATGAAGAATAAGAATACGGGGAAATATACTATCTATGATATTAAAACTAGTACATCAGGGTGGAAAGATAAAGATAAATCTGATAAGAATAAAATAAATCAAGTTCTTTTCTATAAGCACTTTTATTCAAAAAAATTAAACATTGATCCAGAAATGGTTGATGTAGAATTCTTTATCGTTCGTCGTAAGATTTATGAAGATGCAGAATTTCCTATAAAGCGAGTGCAAGAATTCAAGCCTTCTCAAGGTAAACCATCAGTAAAAAAAGCAATAGAAGATCTTAAATCATTTGTAAAAGATGCATTTACTTCAGATGGTCAATACATAGATAAAGAATACCCTAAGAATTTTGATTCATGTAAGTGGTGTCCATTTAAGGATAATGATCAACTTTGCAGTAAAAAATAATAAAAAATATTCTTAAAATATACATCATAAATATTTTATGTATATTTATAGATAAAGAAATATGATACAAGAACAGCAAAGAGTACTTACATCAATTAAACTCCCAAAGGGTATTTATGAAGATTTTAAAGTATTGACTAAGATCAATAAAATGTATTTACAAGATTTAGCAGAAAGATCTGTATTTTTATATATTACAGATCCAGAATTTAGACATAAAATGCATAGTACATACAGTACATACTATACAGGAAGTCAATTCGTAGATGACATTAAAAAATTAAAAAGTTTATAATTATGACAAATACAGGTTACATTAAAAAAGAAGATAGGAAAAAGATCCTATTTTTAGGTGATGATCTTAGATTTTTTAGCGGTATTGCTACTATGTCTAAAGAAATAGTTTTAGGTACTGCTCATATATTTAACTGGGTTCAAATAGCTGGAGGAATGAACCATCCAGACAAAGGTAAGAGACTCGATCTTTCAACAGATACAGATAGTATTTTAGGAATTGATAATTCTTCTGTAATATTATATCCTACTGATGGATATGGAAATCCAGATCTAATACGTCAAATATTACAAATAGAAAAGCCAGATGCTATATTAATATTTACTGATCCTAGATATTATACTTGGCTTTTTGATATGGAAGCTGAGATTAGAAAAACCACCCCCCTAATATATCTAAGTATATGGGATAATTTTCCAGCTCCTCTATATAATAAATCATATTATGAATCATGTGATACTTTCATGTGCATTTCAAAGCAGACAAAATTAATAACAGAGATGGTGCTTGATTCTCTTGCAAAAGAGAAGATAATAGAATATGTACCACATGGAATTAATGAGAATATCTTTAAACCAATCACAGAATATTCACCTGAGTATAATGATATGATAACACTTAAAAAATCTATATTTGGTGATTTCGATCCAGAATTTGTACTTTTATACAATGCTCGTAATATTCGTAGAAAATCTACTTCAGATCTGATTGCAGCCTGGTCTCACTTTACGGATTCTATAGGCAAAGAGAATGCAAAGAAATGTGCACTACTACTGCATACTCATAAAACTGATGAGAATGGTACTGATCTACCTGTAGTTATAGAATTACTATGTGATCCAGAGTATCAGAAAGTATATTTTGCAGATGGTGCATATAGTCCAGATCAAATGAATTTGCTATATAATATTGCAGACGGAACTGCTCTAGTAAGTTCTAATGAGGGTTGGGGTCTATCTTTGACAGAGTCTATGATGGCAGGCAAAATGATAATTGCAAACGTTACTGGAGGTATGCAAGATCAAATGAGATTTGTAGATGATCAAGGTCAGTGGTTTACTCCTTCTACAGAACTACCATCTAATCATCAAGGCACTTTAAAAGATCATGGCGCATGGGCAATTCCAGTATTCCCTTCTAATTTAAGTCTAGTAGGTAGTCTGCCTACTCCATATATTTGGGATGATAGGTGCGATTTTAGGGACATTTCTACCGCAATCCATTATCTATATAACATAGGCCTAGAAGATCGTCAGAGAATTGGTCTGAGCGCTAGAAAATGGGTTACAGGTGATGAGTCTATGATGAGTGCAAGATGGATGTGTAAGAATGTAATAAATACGATAAATAAGACAATTGATAATTTTGAGCCAAGAAAGAAATTTCAATTGATAAAAATTGAATCAATCAAGCCTAAAAGGATTAAACATAAATTAACATACTAATATGATAAAGCCGTTATGTGTAATATCATGTCCTATTGACACTTATTCAGGATATGGTGCAAGAAGTAGAGATTTTATTAAAGCTCTTTATGAGTCAAAAAAAGACGAGTGGGATATTAAAGTACTGCCTCAGCGTTGGGGTAATTGCCCATGGGGTTTTATTAATGATCATCAGGAGACTATGGGTTGGATGAATACTCTACTAATTTATCAACTTAATCAACAACCAGATTATTGGTGCCAGATCACAGTACCAAATGAATTTCAACCTATAGGTAAACTATATAATTTAGGCGTAACTGCAGGTATAGAGACTACTATATGCGATCCTAGTTGGATTCAAGGAGTGAATAAAATGAATTTAACTTTAGTATCATCTGAACATGCTAAACAGGTATTTGAGAATTCAAAATTTGATCAAAAAGATAATAATACTGGTCAGATAATAGCGCATATAAAACTTGAGAAACCAGTAGAAGTTCTATTTGAGGGTATTGATACATCTAAATATTTTTATATTGATGATAATAATATCAAAGGTTCTGATTTAGTAGATTCTCTTGATGAGATCAAAGAAAATTTCTGCTTTTTATTTGTAGGTCATTGGATGAATGGAGATATCGGAGAAGATAGAAAAAATGTGGGATTAACTATAAAAACTTTCCTTGAGACATTTAAGAATAAGACTAATCCACCGGCTCTGATATTAAAGACAGCAAGAGGCACAAATAGTATAATGGATAGAGATGATATTCTTAATAAAATAGATTCAATTAGAAAGACTGTGATAGCTAAAACACTTCCAAATGTGTATTTACTTCATGGTGAACTTGGAGATAATGACATGAATGATCTATATAATCATGATAAAATTAAGGTTATGTTAGGTCTAGTAAAAGGCGAAGGGTATTTTAGACCACTTTCAGAGTTCTTTATGTCTAAAAAGCCAGCATTAGTATCATATTGGTCAGGTCATCTTGATTTTTGTAATGATGAATTTTGTAATTTTGTCCCAGGAGAACTTAAAGAGATACACCCCTCAGCTCAAGCACAGAATATGCTTATACAAGGATCACAATGGTTTTATCCAAATATGGACTTTGCAGCTAAGAAGATGCTAGATATGTGGCAGAATTATAAGAATTATGAGGTTAATGCTAAACGTCAATCTAGATATGTATTTGAGAATTTTACATATGATAAAATGAAAGAAAAACTCAATGAGACTTTAGATAAATTCCCTAAACATGTAGCTTTAAAATTACCCCAACTCAAAAAAATAGAATTACCCGCTTTAAAAAAAATGTAAATGATAGATAAATTAACTACTTGTCCAAAATGTGAAGCATTAGAATCTTGCTATACTACTCCTATAAATGAGACTATGAACTCCTATATTTGTTTTCAATGTGGGTATCAAACATCTGATTTAATGATAAAAGGAGAATTTGATTTTGAAGAATTTGAGTCCACACTCCCAGAACTTCATAAAGAATGTGCATATGTAGAAGAAAGTGGTAGAGTTTGGTACCCAGCTACTATAAATATTCCTACAAAAGGCACTGTATTTTTAAATGGTACTTCAAAAGATGATTGCTATTTTTCTGGAATTAAAACAAAAGAATTGACTAAAGAGGAGACGCAATCTCCACGTTTTAAAAATCAAACGCATAAATCTGACCCACAGACTATGCAACATTTTGGAATAGACGGATTTTTTGATGCTTGTGATTATATAGGATTTTTTTCTTTAGAGGAATAAAATTTAATTATAAAAAAGTATAATTTTAGTATAATTTCAGATATTTATTAATATATGGATAAGAACTTAAAAATGTTACCTATTAGTTATAATTTACACACAGAATTAAAATCTTATTGTAAAAATAATGGGCTTATTATGAAATCTCTTATAGAAAAATTAATAAAAAATGAATTATCAAAGAATATACGATCAGATAATAAAAAGAGCGAAGGATCAAATATTAGATAGAATCGGTAGAAAAAAGAAAGGTGATTATTATGAAGGACATCATATTATTCCAAGATGCTTAGGAGGAGTTGGATTTAGTAGACAATATTATCATGAAAATATAGTACTTCTTACTGGAAGAGAACATTTTTTATGTCATTGGTTACTTCATGAAATATATCCAGATAATAACCAATTATCAATAGCTTTTTATTCAATGTGCTATACTATGAAAGATTATAGATATATTCCAAGTTCAAGAATAGTAGAATATTCGAGATTAGCGATGGCTAATAGTATGAAGGGCTCAGGAAATCCAATGTACGGAAAAACACACTCTAAAAATGCAAAAGAAAAAATATCACGCACGCATAAAGGTAAAATTATATCAAATAGTACTAAAAAATTATGGATAGAATCTGGTCGAGGAAAATCTTGGATTGGAAAAACTCATTCTGAAGAATCAAAAAATAAAATGAGAAAAATTAGATCAGAAGAGACTAAACTTAAAATGAGAAAATCGGCAATTAATAGACCAATTAAAAAATGTCCGCATTGTGAATATGCCTCAACTACTAATATGGAAAGATGGCATTTTGATAATTGTAGAAAAAATAAATAGAAGAGTAGTGAAAACTCAAGAGTTAAATAATTTACAGTCTAATTCCAATTTTAGTCTATTTTCTATCTTAGAGAAAATATTGCTTGAATCATATACGCTTATTGGAGAAAATATAGACTTAGATAGTGTATATAATTATCAAAAACAAGGGTCATCTATATGGTCTTTTAATGATAAGCACAACATAAAGCATTACACAAAAGTAAATTATAATCCAGGAGTAGAAGATAAGCAAATAACTGTTAAGTTTTTTTGGATTGGAAAAGATGATAAACCAAAGTATGATAAGCCACCATATACAGATGAAAAAGTATTTAATACACATCTTAAGATTTTTGTAGATGAAATATTACCTTTACTAAAATCATATGAAAATCACTTTGGAATAGATTATATAACTTTAGATCCTACAGATGAAATTAGATATAGATTATATAGAATAGCATTAAATTCTATTTTAAATAAATCTGAATATGAAATGAAAGAGGATGTGGAGAAAAATTTACTTTTTATAAAAAGAAAATAATGATACCAACAATAAGTTACGCAATCACAGCATGTAATGAACATGAAGAATTAAAGCGCTTAATTACGCAATTAGAGACACATATAGGACTAGACGATGAGATCATTATTCAAATAGATACAAGCGCAACAGCTGCAGTTAGACAATTACTGGCGAATGAATTTATAAAAGGTGTACAAAATAGGACAGTTATAGAATTTCCATTAAATAAAGATTTTGCCACTTTCAAGAACAATATAAAGAATTTTTGTAAAAAGGATTATATTATTTTTATAGATGCTGATGAATACTTAAATGAGGATATTATTGAATATCTACCAATGATATTAGAAATGAATCCCGAAGTAGATCTGTACTATATTCCAAGATGGAATACAGTAGAAGGTTTAACAAAGGAGCATATATCTAAATGGGGTTGGAATCTAGATGATCAAAGTAGAATTAATTGGCCAGATCTTCAGTCACGTATCATGAAAAATACTTCTGAGATATATTGGAAAGGAAAAGTACATGAAAGACTAGAAGGTTTTAAATACGTATCAAGGCTTCCAGATGATTTTAGATTATATCACCCAAAAACAATAGAAAAGCAAGAAAAACAAAATAAATTATACGAAACAATATGATAGTAATTACTGGGAAGAATGGATTGTTAAGTAGAGAATTACAAAAAATAGATCCAAATATTATAGGACTATCTAGCAATGATTTTGATATTACAAAAGATGATATAAAATTAAAATTAAAATCAATAAATCCAGATATTATAATTCATGCAGCAGCTATAACTAATTCACATGATATAGATATAAATCCAATACTTGCTATAAAAACTAATATAATAGGTACTGGATATATATCTGAATATTGCATTGAGAATAATAAAAGATTAATCTATATATCTACTGATTATATATATCCAGGAATACGTGGAAATTATAAAGAAATAGATCATATACTGCCATATAATAATTATGCATGGACAAAATTAGGAGGAGAGTGCTCAGTTAGATTGAATCCAAATCATTTAATAATTAGAACTAGTTTTGGTTCAAATAAATTTCCATATACAAAAGCATGGACTAATCAAATAGTTAGTAAAGATTATATTGATATTATAGCTCCAATGATATTAAAAGCGATAAAATCTGATATTACTGGAATATTAAATATAGGAACGCATGCTAAAACTATATTTGAATATGCATCTAAGTATAATAAAGTTGAATCAATTAAAAAACCAACAAATAATAATTTTAGTTTAAATATTAGTAAATATGAAAAATTACTCAGTGATTAGTAAATGTCCAATAACCGAGCATAATAAACAAATAAAATATTTTGATTTAGGAAATATTCCATTAGTTAATAATTTGTGTGATACTAGAGAAGACTCTATTAATGCTCAAAAATTTCCGTTAAATATAAATTATTATCCTAAATCAGGAGAATCTTCATTAAGTATAGCTGTAGATGGGGAATTATTGTTTTCATATTATCTATTTAAATCAGAAGTAAATAAGCCATATTCTAAACATTGTCAAGAAATGTTTAAAAATATTCAAGAGTATATTAATATAGAAGATAATACAAGTATAATTGATATTGGTGGTAACGACGGTACATTACTTAATTCATTTAGAAGTGTAAGTGATAAAGTATTAGATTTATTAAATATAGATCCATCACAAAATTTATCTTTAGCGTGTAAAGAAAAAAATATTCCATGTTTAACTAAATTTTTTTCATATAAAATAGCTATAGAATTAGATAAAAAATCTGATGTGATTATTTCTACTAACGTATTTCAACATTTATTAGATATAAATTCTTTTGCAAAAGGAGTTGAACATTTATTAACTGAAAATGGTATTTGGATTTTAGAATTTCCATATTGGATTAGCGGAATGGAAACTAATCAATTTGATCAAATATATCATGAGCATGTATTTTATCATTCTATAACTCCTATGAAAATGATGATGGAAAAACATGGAATGAAAATTATTAATATTACTAAACAAGATATACATGGTGGTACTCTAAGACTTATAATAGCTAAATTTAATTCTAAACATACTGTAGATAACACCATTGAAGAATATATTCAATTAGAAAAAAAGTATGATTTAGATTATCATATTAAATGGGGAGAAGAAGTCCAAAAACATATTATTAATTCTAAAAACTTTATTAAACAATTAAAATCTGAAGGGAAAACTATCTATGGATTTGGAGCAGCTGCTAAAGGGTGCATTTATTTAAATGCAATGAATTTAGACTATAATGATATTGATGTTGTTATTGATGATACTGATATTAAACAAGGAAAATTTATTCCTGGTACAGGTATTCAAATAGTAAATAGAAGTATTTTAAAACAAAAACAACCAGATTATATATTAATTTTAGCACATAATTTTGCAGATTATATTATTAAATCTTTAAATTTAGAATATAAAGGAAAATTTATTATTTTAATACCAAACATAAAAACTATTTAAAATATGATACCAAATATAAAAAAAATTACAAAAGATGAACTTTTTTATTGGTTATGTAATGAAGCTGGAGTTAATCATCATAGTTGGTTTGGTGATCATTTATATGTAGGTGGACTAGAAATACAACAAGTACCTGAAGAATATATTGAATATTTATGGTTCTTAAAAAATAAAAAATTTAAAAATTATTTAAATATAGGAATTGGTAAAGGTGGATCATTTTTAATTGAAACTTTTATTCAAGAAAATTTAGAATCTTCAACAGCCATAGATAACTCTTCTTATTGGCATCAAGATCAAAGAGAATCTATTGTAGAAAAAATAAAATGGTTGAAAAATAATTTAACTAATACAATAGAATTTTATGATACTGATAGTAATGAATGGTTAACTAAATGTAATAAAAAATATGATATTATTTTTATTGATGGAGATCATTCATATGAAGGTGTTAAAACTGATTATAATAATGCTTTACCTTTACTAGAAGAAAACGGGTATATAGTTTTACATGATATAGCTAGCACTGCATGTCCAGGTGTAGTTAAATTATGGCAAGATATAAAACATAGTGAATGTTTAGAATTTATTTATAAAACAACATGTGGAATTGGTATATGGAAAAAGATATAAAATTATTTTATCACGCCTATCTAATTAATAACTATAAAGATATTATAACAGAACAATTAACTAATATTTTTAATTCAGGATTATACAAATATTGTCAAGAATTCCATATAGGTATTGTAGGTGGAGAAGAAGAAAAAAAGTGGATAATTAACTTAGTAGGAAAATATTCAAAAATAAAATTACATTTTTTTGATAATGGAGATGAAAAGCATACTTTAAGATTAATACCATTAATAATAAAACCAAATGATTATGTATTATATTTTCATACTAAAGGAATAACTCATAACTCTATATCTCAAAATTTATGGAGAAGATTAGTACAATATAAAGTTATTTATGAATGGAAAAAATGTATAGAAATATTACATGAATATGATAGTGTAGGTCCATTGTATAGAGAAGATACATTTTTAGGATATTTTCCTCATTTTAGTGGAAATTTTTGGTGGTCTAAATATAAACATATAATGTCTTTAGATAATTCATATTTAGATGAAAATTATATACATAAAAGAATGGGAGCAGAATTTTGGATAGGTTCTAACCCTAATGCTAAATTAAAATGTATACATACTTTTGTTGCTGAAGCAGATATTAAAGAGTACACGATAAACGAATATATATATGAATAAAACACTAGCAATAATACTACACTATAATTCAATCCAATATACAGATACTTTATTTGAAATATTAAAACCATATGAAAATAATGATTATGATTTATTAGTTTTTGATAATGGAAGCGATAAAGGAAAAGAAAGTAAATATACAACACATAAAATAGAAGAAAACTGTTATTATGGAGGCGGATTAGATATAGGATTTCAGTTTTTTTTAGAAAATCCCCAATATGATTCACTTCTTTTCTTAAATTCAGATTTAATAATCCACGGATATAATTTTATTAAAAATTTAAGAAACCAACTTTTTTCAATTCCCGAATTGATGATGTGCTCAGCTTGTATTATACAACCAGGAAAAGATCAATGTTATTGGCCACAAATGCATTGTTGGAATTCTCAAGAAATAAGATATGTCCCATGGGTAGATTATCAATGTGTATTATTAAAAAGAGAATTTATAGAAGAAGTAAAAGCTTTTGGAAGTCAATATGGATGGGTGCAAGATGTCATGAGTGGTATAGTATGTGAAGAAAAAAATTGGAAAATAGGTGTATGTGATTGGCTTCCAGTAATACATTATGGAGGGGGGAGTATTAAAGATAATTCTGATAAAGCTCATATAGCAGATTATAATAATAATGCATATAAAGAAATGATAAAGTACTTTGAAGATAAAAATCTTTCTTCAAAATTATATGAATTAAGAGAAAAAACAAAAAATTACACGTATTATGGATAATAATCTTATTTAGTAGTATATTGAGTATATATAACAGTAAAATATAATAAAAAAATGATAACCAAAAATTATTTAGGTATAATAATGCAGTCTAATTGGAATTCTCCTTTAAAATACTAAATATGGTCCTTTATCAACAACACATAATGTGGTATGAGTCTAAGATAGTAAATGAAATATTAGATTCATTACAAGCAGCGCTAATCTATAGTTCTGTACCAGTAGAATTAGTAATTTGCCTTAATTCCCAAACATATTTAGAAAAGCCTATTGATGGAAAATCTGAAGATATGTTTAATGAATTTTTATCTCATCCAATATTAAAAGATGCAAAAATAATACATAAAACAGATGATCATCCATTTTATAATATAGGAGATTGGCGCAGAGAAATATATAATACTAATGCAAAATATACAGTATGGGGTGAAAGTGATTGTTTAATACCTAATGATTATTTTTACATTTTATCTAATTTAGATATTTCAGAACCGCATACATTAAGTTGTGCTTCTAGAATAATGTGGGATGATTCATGGACTTGTGTTGAACATAATGACTTAAAACAATATCCAAATTTAGATAATCAAAAACCTAGTAATGAAGAATTAAAACCATTTCGTTATTATGACAGAATAACTCTAGATCAACTTAATGAATTTAATGATAAATATGATATATCAATTATAAAATTAGACAATAATAAAATAGATGGATCATTACTTGCTTTATCAGGAAATTTACCTACTCCATTTATTGCACCTGATATGAATTTTATACAAGAAGATACATGCGCAGCTTTATTTTTTCAAAAGTATCAAATTCCACAATATCATTTAGCTACTAGAATAAAAGGTCATAATTATTATCATCCTAATAAAAGAGTAAATACTATATCAACAAGAGAAGATATAGAATATAAACAAATGGCAGAAAAAAGTAAACGTAGCTTAAATAAATTTATATATGAAGAATAATATATCTCTTTTAGTTGGTCTTAAAAATAATCTAGACTACTCAAAAAATTTCTACTTCACAACTAGAAAATTATATCCAGAAATTGAGATATGCTTTGTAAGTTATGGATCTACAGATGGTACACATGAATGGCTAGACTCATTATCTGATATTAATCTAAAGTATTACTATGAAAAAGATTCTAAAACATTATCAGATACATTTAATAAGGCAACACAAATAGCTACTAAAGATTATGTAGCATATTTACATAATGATATTGTTTTAGCTCCAAACTTTATAGAAAATATATTAAAGCATATGACTCACTCTAGAGCTGTATCATATACTACGATAGAACCACCTATATTCTCAGGACATGAAAGACTTGGTAAGATTATAAGAGATTTTGGTATTGATATAAATAGCTTTAGGACTTCTGATATGTATAAGTTTGCAAATGAAGAGGCTCATAATAAATCTAATATGCTAGAACCAGGGGTAACATTTTTTATGTGTATGCCTAGAAAAGTTTTATTAGAAATAGGTGGTATGGATAATCTATTTAATCCTTTTTTTTGTGAAGATGATGATATAATAAATAGACTTAAATTATATGGTTTAGAATTAATAACTTCTTTAGATGCAATATGTTATCATTTTGTAAGTAAGACTTCTAGATTTTCAGAAGAATATAAAATACAAACTCAAATACTAGAGATTAAATCAAATAGAAATTATATCAGAAAATGGGGATCAAGAGGAAATTATCTAAAATATAATATAGCATATGTAGCTCATAATTGTAATATTCACGCATTAGAAACTTTAGAACCGTGGTGCGATAAAATATATATCAATGATCTATTTAATTATATAGAAAAAGAACAACCAAATACTAAATATGATTTGACAAAAAGAATATTGCCACTCATAAATTCAAATCCTATTCAAGATAATGATATTATAGTAGAATTTGATTGTTTAAAATTTAACCAAAGAACATTTGAATTATTACAATCTCTTCCTGCTATAATAAAAGAATCAGGAGAACCTGGATATTTTGAATTAGAAGACTTAAAAATTACAATAAATCAAATTATAGAAAGACAGAGTGACTTAATACATTTATTTTAAAATTTCATTATTATTTAATATGTTCTTATTATCTAAATTAATATCATATGAGTTCTAAAAATAAAAAAGAGGAAAAACCTCAAAGTAGAATAGTGGTTTTAGGAGATATTGATGATGAGAATGTAAATGACTGTATATCTCAAATATTAGAAATTAATGAATTAGATTCTAATGTACCTACTGAAAAATTAGAACCTATAAAATTAATAATAAATTCACAGGGTGGAGAAGTCTATAGAGGATTTGGACTTATAGATTGTATTGAACTTTCAAAAATACCAGTACATATTACTATATTAGGTCAAGCACAATCTATGGCACTACCAATATTATGTGTAGGACATCATAGATCAATGTCAAAAAGATCTACTTTAATGTATCATGAAGTCTCTTGGGAAATAGGATCTGACACAAAACTTAGTACTCATCATAAAGAAGTTGAAGAGGGTCGTAGATTACAAGATATGTATGATTCTATTATTTTAGAACGCTCTAAAATACCAAAGAAGAAACTTGATGATATTAAACTCAGAAAAGAAGAGTGGTATATATCTCCAAAAGAGGCTCTTAAATTAGGATTGATTGATGAGATAATTTAAATATTTATAATAAAAATTACATGGATAATATAATACCAAAACCAAGAACATCAGTAAATATAGCTGGTAAAAAATTAGGTCTTCAGTTTGATTTAAATACTAATGAGACTAAGAGAGGAGTTAAGATGCAATTCATATTAGATTCAGATGAAATGGATCCAAAAGAAAAACAAGATTTAACTGAGAAAATATCAACAGCTCTTCAAAAAAGATTTGGTGATGCTGGATTAATGGTGGATTTTGATGACAGAACTCCTTATAAAAATGTTATAGGATTTATTGTGCCATTAAATTCAATCACTAATATGTTGATTAATATACTTAAAGGTTCAAAATAAATCAAATAGTATTAGTTATGGCTTTAGCAAAAAAAGATAAAATAATTAGGGCAATATTTGACAATATACAGGAATTGACTGCAGAAGATATAGTAAAATCTCAGCAATTTTTAGATATGCTTAAAGAGAGAACTCCTATAGCAATAGAAGATGCTCATAAGTCTAATAAAATATTTGCAACTTTATTTGAAATAAATGACTCTACATCTTATATAGAAATTCATAAAAATAATTGGATCTCTGCATTAGAATCAATATTAGCTATGTATGTTACTCAAGAGGACTATGATACTTGTAAAAAAATAGCATGGTTGATACAAGAGATAAAAGACAAGCAGAAAAAAATCCCGTTAAAAAAGTAAAAGGTCATGGAAGAATATAAGCAAATACAAGAGGCAGTAAATTCTATATTGAATATACAATCATTTATTAAAAAAAAGGCGCAAAGAGGTGGGATTGAAAAGAAGAGAGAGATCTTTGTAATGATCATAAATATGATAGATGAGGCTATAGTAAGATCAAATATAGCATACTCAGATCTAGAAATAGATACTGCTAAATATGATGAAAAGTTTTATAGTATTATTGATTATCTACTTCTTATGAGTTATGGACCTGAATGTTATGATCTAATTAGCTTTTATCTTTGGGAACGTATGGATGAAGATGGTAATTCTCTAGCATTAGTAGACACATTTGGTAATCATATAGAATTTAAAAGTCCTTATGATCTTTGGGATTTAATGATAAAAATTAATCCTAAAATAAATAAATAGAGATTTTATGGCAGACTTATTCCAAGATCCTAGACAGGCTCTCAAGGATCGTAATGCTAAATTAGTTATTCCAGAATCTAAAATAAGAGAGGCTATAAATCATAGTAATTATATTTATAAAGCCGCTGCATATCTTAATGTATCTACGGATAGATTTAAAAATTACGCAAAAAAATATTTAGATCCAGATACTGGGTTAAATCTTTTAGAATTACAAAATAGAAATTTACTTTTAGCTAAAGCTCAAGAAATAGGTAAAAAACCAATAAGAACCTATAAAAGCTATCATGATAAGAATGAGTTTACTGAAGAGGAGATAAGATATGCAATGTCTGTTACTTTATGTAATAAACAGGCTGCAGAAATTTTAGGGGCTTCACCATATGTATATAAGAAATGTGCATCTGCTATTATAGATGAAGAGACTAAATTAAGTCTTTTTGAAATACAATATCAAAAGTGGAAGAAATACTCATTTGAAAAGTATAAACTAAGAAAAGAGAAATTTAAAAATTACGATCCTCAAAAGGCGGCTGAAATAAAAGAGAAATGGGAAAAGCAGAAATTCACATCTGAAAATCTCCCACCAATGAGCGAGCGCCCAGATAATTGGAAATATAAAGGACTTGAATTATCTGAAGAGATTATTCGAGGCGCTATGCGTAATACTAGGTCTAATAAAGAGGCGGCTCAATGGCTGAGAGTATCATATAAGACTTGGAAAAAGTATGCAAAAATGTATATTGATCAACAGACAGGTAGATCTTTATTTAATTTGCATTTATCAAATGGTACAGGTATACCAAAAGCAAGAACTAAAAAGACTAAAAATAGTTTTCAATTTGTAGAATTAGGATATCAATTAATTAAAGGTCAAACTGCCACTCCTAAAAGAATTGATCAATTAGCCTCAAGACTTATGAAAGATGGTAGACTTGGATATTCTTGTAGTGAGTGCGGATATTGTTCTAAAAGACCTATTGATATGAAGATGCCCCTAATGATAAATTTTATCAATGGAGATCGTTCTGATTGGACTGAAAGTAATTTAAGATGGGTATGTTATAATTGTGCTTTTATACTAGCTTTAGATTTTACTAATAGAAATAAACGACAAATATTACAAGGTACTGCTCCAGAGTCTCCAGATGCACCACAAGAATCTGAAAGCTTTTATAAAATAGATGATTTTTATTTAGAACATCTTAAAAGTTTGGGAATTGGACAATTAGCAGAAAAAGTTCAAGAGCCTATAAAAGATGATAAAAATCCACTACCAGAAGATCTTATAGATTACCAGTAGTCTACTTAAAAGATAGATTTCTATTCTTCAATTTTAATTTGTACTTTTGTTAAAAATTAAGGTTATGAAATATAAAATCACAGAATTTTTCTTTGGAATTCCAGCAAAAGGTCAATCAATTTTATCAAATTCAATTGGGTTTAGGACATGTGAACCAGAAAATAGACCAGATTTTAATAAATGGGCTATTGATTATAATGTAAGTTCAAGAGTGCCTATTACATTTAGGCAATTGGCAATGACTCATAAAATACGATAGATTTGAAAAAGATCAATAAGGGAAATCTTTTAAGACTCTTAGCATATATTTTATTTTCTTTATATATAACTTTTAATGGAATAAAGATAGATATTGGAAATTTTAAATTTTATGTTAATGGTCTTTTAAAGAGTAAAATTCCTAAATAAAAGTAGTACATTTTGGTTTTTTCTAAATAATGATAATATTTATTATTATAAAAATTTACCATGATAATATTACAATCTAATATAACACCAATGCCTAATCCACTTAATTCTTATCAGAACTATGTATTACAATATGGAATATTAGGGATAATTACTGTTATACTTGCCTGGGTTGCATTTCATCAATATCAAAAATTAGTAGAGAGAAATGCACAATTAGAGCAAAAGATAGATAAAGTACAATTAGATATGACAAATTTACTTATAGAAGAGCGTGATAGATTAGCTAAACTTATAGAAGATAATACAAGAGCATTAACAGAATTACAGAAGTCTATTTTAACTTTTATGATAAACCATAAATAATATTAAATATGGAATTCATTATGTCTTATTTTGTATATATAATATTCATTTTAACAATAATTATACTTTCAATATCACGTAAAAATAAAAAAATATTAAAGTATTATCAAAATAAACACAAAAGTTAAATTTTTTATTTACAAAATTTTTATTTAATTTTATATTTTAAATCAGTTTTGAATAAGTATGCAGCAAGAATTAGAGAATAAGTACTATTGTAAAATTTGTAATGTAGAAATACATCCAAAAAGAGCAGCATTGGGATATAAAACCACATGCGTAAATCACTCAGAAACATCTAAATTTACAGGATTAATAGTTACAGAAGGCACAGAGAGCAATGAAGTCTCTTCAATAGAGATCATAAGAGATCCTAAAATAGCTCAAGAAATACAGAGACTTAAATCTATATCATCAAATTCAGATATTTATTAAAAAATAATTTATCTGTATGTCAAATATTAAAGAAGCTATAAGCACATTACCAGACTACGAACAAGAGCAAGTAAAACAATATGCAACTTCTCTAAAAGAGATCAAGAAAAAAATTATAGAACTTATTAATAAAGGTAAAAAAAATCTTGAAGAGTCTGGAGGTAATATGAGTAATAATTTAATATTACATGATGAAGAATAAAATTATATTTTATGGAAGATAATAATAAGGTAATTTCTCCTGAAGAATTAATAGATCAAATAAGAATATCTATGGAATATGCATATCTATTAGGATATTCCGAGTGTCTTAATAATACAAATTCAGGATCGAATATAAAATCTTCTAATACAGACAGGGCTATAAAATATTATATAGATACCCTAAAAATAAAATACGGTATTTTAAACCAATAAAATAAAAATTAAAAGTTATGAACAATCACATCGAATTTCCACAAGAAACAGTCTCCACATTTTTTAGTGAAAATGGAATAGCCGGATTTGAAGTAGACATTTATTCATTTAAACAATTTATTGAATCTACTGAAGGAGATCCAAATGATGCATTAAGGTCTAAATTTGAAAAATTTTTGGATGATCTTATAGAAAATATGAAATTTTATAAAAATAAAAGAGTAGTAAATTAATACTATACTTAGAAAATAAGTTTTTATATCTCATCTATTATTTTTACTTTTGTATTGTAATCTATTTTTAACACATAAAAACTCAAAAAAATGAGGAATCAAACAAATCGTCCAAAGCAGTACAAGACTCGTTCTTACATTCAAAAAGCGATCATCGCTAATCGCCGTCTCCGTAATGGTGATATTACTCTTACAGCAGAGCGTACTGGTTATTCTATTACACATGTAAGTGATGTAGTAAGTGGTAAGCAGTTTAATACTCGCATTATGAATCATATTTTTAATATGGCTCGTAATCGTAAGCAAAATGCTGAAATAGTCTCTGAGATTAACTAATTAATAAAAAAGAGACATTACTTATTAAAAGACCTACAAAAAAAGTAGGTCTTTTTTTTATACTTAAAATTTAGACTTTATCTCTAATCAATAATATAATACTTTTACTTTATGAGCAATATTAAATACCAATCTACACCGATCTATTGGCCACTTAAACATAAAACTAATCAGTATGAAAGAGTATATTATCCAGATCATAATAATAAAACCATGATTTTGATTAAAATTGGCTCTGTTTATAAAGATAAGACAGTTACTTCTATATTTTTTGGTCATACGAGTGTTTTTGTAAATTATACAATTCAAAATGATAATAAAATAAAATGTGTACCAATAAGTACTTTTATTAGTAAATTGTCATTATAATATACTCTTAAACTAAATTAAAGCTATCCAGATTATTAAATTTGCTATTTAAATAATAAAATCAAAGTATTATATTATAGAGTATTAGATGATCAAGAATAACATCTAAATTTAATTTAAATTTCAAGTGAATCTATAAATAAAAATATATGAATTTAGATATTAGAAAAATTTCAGATAGTGATTTTGAAATTATTTCAGAGACACATATAAAATAATATTAATAATAAATAAAATAAAAAAAGATGATTAAAAACCAAACAATTTATCAAGGTAGAATAGTATTGAAATTTGAAAAATATCCACATTATACGAGTATTTCAGATGGTGTACTAAATAAAATTCATCTAGATCTTGGATTTACTAAACTTGTAAGTAGAATAATGCCCACAAAACTCTCTAAGACAACTAGTAAAATGATTCTTAATAAAGAAAAAGTACATTTAATAGAGACTAAAACTGGTGGATTTATTAGGGATTATAAAATTGAAGATCCATTTTTGTCTCATTCGACTAATCCAGAAATATTTTACTTATATGATAGTTTTGTAACTGCAGATGGTAATTATATAGGCGATGCCACTATTGGTTGGTTTTATTATAAAAATAATTTTAAAGTTTGCCAAGATTACCCTATTGGAGTAGCAGAGATATATGATAATGAAAAACTTGAGGCATATTATGGATTTACACATAGAGGAGGTGCGCCATTTTATATAGGAGATAAATTATTTGAAGAGACATATATTCCAAAAGAAGAAGATTATGAAGAGTGGGAGTGGGCTGGATTTGAGTATGATATGAATAATAGTGATAGTGATGATAAAAATATATGTGATTATATTCCATTTAGAAAACGAGGTAGTAAAATAATAGAGACTTTAGAAGAGGCAAAACGGGCAGCTATTAATCTTTCTAAATATTTGTCATAAAAATATTTTATAAAAAGTTTTTTTTATCAAAAAATAGTTGTACTTTTACATCATAATAATTAACTCACCACCTTGCTACCAACGGCGCAGGTAAAAAGAAACAGTATGAAACATTTGATAAAGCACCTCCTAAAAACAAACATGGATAAGATATTATCCAAATCACTTTTAAACTGTCATGTTATGGGTATGCATAGCATTATGTTAGTAGATTGCCCAGAAAGTAGAATAAGGTTGTATGTAGCTGACTATAATCATGAACTATGGAAAAATTGTACAACTCCTATATCGTTGGCTTATCACCCACATCATTGCCAATTGACACTACATGTCACTAATGGTATTTTGCAAAACAAGATTGTCAGGGTAGTTAATGAGGTTACAGGTAATGATTGCATGGAATTTGATAGGTGGATATATTCTTCTAAAATAAACACCGATACAATGCGATTTATAAAAGACGGTACCGATTTTTTACAGGATGTTAGCACCACAAATATTCTTCAGGGTGAATCTCAATTTATGAAAGCGTCTACTATTCACACCGTTTTTGTTCCTGAAAATACATGTGCATCGTGGTTAGTTTATGAGGGCAAGGAATGGGATGGTTATAAGCCATATGCGTGGTCAAATCAAGACTTAGGAATTGTAAATGCAGGTGGACTTTACGGGAATGCTACTGAATATGACATCAATCATTTATTAAGAATATCTAACCTTATTTAACTAACCACTCACTCAAAGAAGATTATGAAAGAAGTACAAACACCACAAGAATGGCTATCAACAAAAGGAGACTTTTACCAAAAATCTCCAATAGCCGAAATGATGCAACATTATGCAGAGTATTACTACGAAGAACAAAATAAGGGATTTTATAAACTAAAGTGGCATCACGTTAGTTCAGACCCTCCGCCAATTAACAAAAAAGTAATCAGGTCTGACTATAGGGTTGAAGGGCATCCTGAGTATGATAATCAAACAATAGACTACATAACGAAGGATTGCACAACAGGTCAAAAAAGATGGCAGTACGGCAATAGAAAACCAAATGATGATGAATACTGGATGGAATTAATTGATTCACCCTTAAAACCATAACCCATGCGCCACTCTAAGATATTCAGCACGGATGAAGTCCGTTCGATAATGCAAAGTCTAAAATGTGGAACAGGTTTATGTGGAAGTCTAAAGGATTGCCATATCAACTAAGCACTACTGATTTTAATTGTTACTAACACATTCCAAAATGGTTTCTTGCCCGTTCGATTCGGGCATTGGAGCAAAAATAAAAATAAGTAAAACCCCGCAGGTAGCGAATAAAAACACAGAAACTAATGGAAAGGAAAGAACGAAAAGAGGGTTATTATTACGTACTCAATAATGACCAAGATAAAACCCCAATGATTGCCGAATGGTATTGTGAAGACTGGTATGTTGCGGGGCTAACTGAGCCGTTTAAGGATTCGGATTTCTCCTACATTTCCTCGTCCCCGATACCGATGGAGCAGCCCTCATAGCCGCTATAGAGCGAGCGGTGGAGATTGTTAAAACTAAAATGGAGAAAAAATGAGAACAGCGCACAATATAATTCAAGAGTACTTCCCTGAATTGCAGGAAGATTTAACCACCGAGGATTATTCTAAGATAGAACAAGCCCTCAACGCAGCACGAAAAGAGGCTATTGACGAGGTGTTCAACAATCCTGATAAATACCTATTCTCAATTAATAAGGTATTTTCAGAGGGAAGTAAAATTTGTATCGTACCCAATTTGCAAGCCATCGAGAACCTAAAAAATAGTATGAAATGAAAATAGATGAAAAGGAGGTATATAAATTGTATATGGAGTGGGTTAATAAAGTAAGTGATGAGTTTGATTGGAAAACCACATTTGGACCAAAAGAAATAGTAAATAAGATAGTGAATATAATAGAGACATATCCAGAATTAATAATCAAGGAGTAACCCAAGACAATAAAGAAGGAGAGCATAATTAAAATAGATCTATAACAATAACTATAAGAATAATATAGATAAGATCACTAGTATAGAGAATAGCACTCCAGGATATAAATAAAGCAGAGAGTTTATAAAAGAAGTATAATAATATAATTTATAATAAAAAAACAAGGTATGACACCATTAATAACAAGAATGATCCTAATAGGAATTTATATAATAAGTGCAATCAGAGTATATAGATGGACAAGGCAGGCCTACTCTATAGGAGGTAGATTTCAAGTATCAGAGATTAATGCCCATACGTTATATTTGACATTGCAAATACAATAGCCCCCCGCATTACTCTATTTGAAAGTCCATTAGCAGAACCAAAGAAATCAAAGAAATTTAATTATAACAGATTTTTTAGAATAAAAAAATAGGGGCGTGGTAAATCCTATAGAAATAGTAGTAAAGTAGGTATAAGAGGCGATCTCTTAAAAATTAGGTAAATAGGTGTAAAATATCGGTATAAAGAAGGGGATTATAGAGAGTCGATTTTAGTAAAACTGGGAGGGTGGGTTCCAGGACTTTGAAACTCACAGGAAAAAATTAATCTTTCGAGTGAATTAATAAATCTTCTCTATCTATAAATATGCGTAAACTTGCGAAAATTATTATTTTTTTAAAAAATTTTTTATTATTTTTATAGAAAAAACGCGTAAATCAATATGGGACTACTTATCATGATTAATACAATAATATTAATTTTTAATTTTATAACTCTATTTGCAAGTATAGTGACACTATTTACTCCAGCGTATACATACTTTCGCAGAGATGAAAAGCGATTAGTCTATATGATTATAGTAATATCACTATTAGCTATGCTGTTATTTGGATATGATGTATACTATCTAGTATTAGCAAAAAAAAATTTTTAACAGGCACCAGAGGTCTCCTGCAAAGGTAAAACAAAAAAGGTATCTGGGTAGACCAGAAAACAAAAAAGGTATTTTTTTATAGTCTCTACCGATTGACTTCCTATTTAGCAAGGATCATTGACATCAACGAGATCTGAAGCTAGATCAGATACACCTTGTGGGCCTGCAGTGATATAATGTCTATAAGAGAGGTCTATTTATTTTTTTCTGTGTCATCCATTTCCAAGCGCTAGGGCTATGCTACTCTGGACCAGTGGCCTAATTGCTACGCAGACTATATAATAAATCAACTGCTCTTACATTCATAAATATACTAGTTTTGGAGAAAAAACAAAAAAAGTATTTTTTACTATAAAAACAAAAAAGGTATCTAGGCAGACTAGAAAATAAAAAAGGTATTTTTTTAAAATAAAAAGAAATAAAAATTAAATTGAATTAAAATCCTCTATTATAATAAATATCTCTAGATTATACGCACGTGAAAAGAAAGTAGAAGGGGGAGTAAATCTAAAATAGATTTGATATTATAAAAAGAAATATATTCTAAAGAGCTTTTAAATATCAAAATTACTTTTTACTTTTACTATATGAAAAACACAA